CCTTTTGCGGAAAATTATACAAGTTTTCATATATCTAGCTTGTATGCTCCTATAGGTATGAAAGGTTGGTATGATTACGCAAATCAGTTCCAAGAAGCTTACCCAAGAGCAGGTTTTGCCGATGAAGTTAAATTGCAATCTTTTAATAATTCAGTACTTGGATTATCGTGGGAAACTAAAGGAAAAATTCCTAAAATTAATAAGCTTCAAAACAATACCAGGAATTATAAAATAGGATCAATTCCTTATGATTTATGCAAAGAAGATAATAACGGAGATATAGTTTTATTAACTTGCGCATGTGATTTAAATGGTCGTATGAATGGCTATCAAGGATATAACGGAATAGATGATGTTAGGTTAGATTATGAAATAATTGCATGGAGTGAAAAAGGCGCAAGCTATAGTATTGATGCAGGAAGTATAGGCACATTTGAAAGCAATAGAAAAAAAGAAGAAGAAGGGCGTATAAGATGGACATACAAACATAACGATGAAAATTCAGTATGGGGAGAATTTGAGGAAATAATAAGAGCAGGATATGACGGGATGGCAATAGTTTTTACGGCAGTTGATAGTAGTAATTACACTGAGCATGCAATGGATTTTGTAAAAAAAATGCAATCAGAAGGATTGAGTGTCTACGGGTTTAAAGGAGATAAACCGGAATCATTTAGAATGACTAGTGAAGATAAGCAGTTATTTAGAAAATCAAAAGAGATTGAAAGTTTATATTTGATAAATGTTAATAGGGTAAAAGATAATCTTTCTAATTATATCCAATTAGAAGCAGAGGAAGATTACCAGCCATCTAATTTTATGAATTTCCCAAACTCTTCAAATGGGAAGTATGATTATAAAAACTATTTTTCTCATTATGAAGGCGAACAAAGGAAATTGAAAAAAAATGCTAATAATATTGATTATTACTTATGGGAAAGAAGATCAGGGAGGCATAATCACTTTTGGGATTGCAGGGTTTATAACCTTGCTATAAGAGAAATTATATCTGATATGGTATGTAGAGAGGCAGGAGTTGACAATATTTGGTCAAATACTTGCATTATATTAAAATCTATGGCAGCCTAAAAAGGGATAATATTTTTAATAGATGTTTTTTCTTTATACTCTACGATTAAATTTTTATTTTCAATACTTACTTTAGTAATATATTTGTGTGTATTCATTTTTGAATATATATATTCTATTAATGTTTTCTGATATTCTTTCCATGAATTATCGCTAAGTTTTTTATAAATAGACCCCCTACTAATTTCTAGTATTTTGCACATGTCAGTTTTTGACAAATACCTCAATATAGTTCTTGCTTTTTTCGTTACTTCTTCTTCTTCCATAGAGTTTTTACACAAAGTTAAGAAAATCTGTTCAAAAACAAACGAATAATTTATTATAATTTTTAATAAGGGTTTTTTTCATGAACTTTATAAAAAATTGTTATATGGCTACTTATTCAGAATCTGAATTTATTTCAATTTACGAAGATCCAGAGGCAAAATTAGCACAAATTAGGTTAATATTAGAAGCTTTAGATACTGCTGAATTGTCTTTAATAGAAAAAGGAGCAATCAAAGGATATTCTTTGAATGATGGTCAGGTTCAGATATCACGCAATTATGGCTCATTATCTGAATTGAATGCAAGCCGAAAAGCTTATGAGCAATTAGCAAATAGATTAATAGGGAAAATAGAAGGAAGATTAACAAGGTTCATTCCATGCTAGATATTTTTAATAAAAATAAAGTCAAAACATTAACTGAAAAGGTTGAAAATCAGTCTTTACAATTAGATAATTTGACTAATTTACTTATTGGTCAAGAGTTTACTTTGTTTGATGGGGAGAAAACAGAAGGGGAGTTAGGAAAATCAAGGGTATATTATCCTGATTACGGAACTGCAAGAGAAAGGGCTTGGGAGCTTCAATTAACTAATGATGTTGCTAAATTAATTATAAGTAAGTGGGTAACATGGCTTTTAGGCAAAGGTCTTAGGTTTAATGCAGCACCTGCAAAGCAAGTACCTAATTTAAATAGAGATAAGTTTATTAAAGATGTTGAATATAGATTTAGAACTTACTTAAATAGTACTTATAGTGATTACTCGGGTATGGATAGTTTTCATATTAAAATGGCAACGGCTGTTTATAATTCTAAGGTTTCAGGTGATATTTTATGCATATTAAGGGTTGAAAATGGTATAGTTACAAATCAATTAATTGATGGGGCGAATGTTCAATCTCCATTAGTATATGATGGTAATAATTATATCCTTGATGGTGTTGAGTATGATGAAAGAGATAGGCATATTGCATATTGGGTATATGACGAAAATAACGAATTTGTAAGAATCCCTTCAATTGATAAATCTACAGGTTTAAGAATGGCTTTTATGATTTATGGTTCCAAATTTAGACTAAATGAAACTAGAGGTTTGCCATGCCTTATAGAAGATTTTGAAAAAATTAAGAATCTGGAAAGATATGTTGATGCTACCGTTAAAAATGCAGAGATTTCTAGTGAAATGATTTTAGTCAATGAGCATGACAATAGTTCAACAGGTGAAAATGTTTTCAAAAACAATATGCTTAAAGGTTTGGCTGGTAATTCAACAACAGTTAACGACTTACCGAATGCATCTTGCTTTAAGAATAATCTTACTAAGTTAACTAAAGGCGTTGCTTTGAATAATACAATAGGCGGAAAGTTGAAAATGATAAAACCTGACGCAGAATCAACTATGCCTGACTTTTTAGAATCTAATTTAAAATTAATTTTTGCCAGTGCAGAAATACCTTACGAAGTTGCAATGAGTGTTTACAATAGCAATTATTCCGCATCAAGGGCAGCGACAAAAGATTGGGAACATAATTTAAAAGTAGCGACTAATTATTTTGCGAATCAAAGTTATAAACGAGTTTATGCAGTATGGTTATATAACGAAGTATTATTAGGAAATATTGATGCTTACGAGCTGATTAAAGCGTATAGAAATAATGATTACATTACGATAGAAGCAATTAACAGCGCAACATTTACAGGCGTTTCAGTTCCTTCTATCGATCCATTAAAAGAAGTTAATGCAGTAAGGAGAGCAATGGGAGACGAATTCACCCCACTGATGACAGGAGAGAAAGGGGCAGAGATGGTAAGCCAACAAGATTTTAGTGAAGTTCAAGAACAAGTAAAGATCGAAAAGACTTATTCAGTTAAACCAGAAAAGCAAGAGGATGAAAAAGTATAATACAGATTTACCGGAAATTATTTACAATCCATTTGTTAGTCAAATGATAAATGAATTAGAGGCATTTGAAGAGAATGAAATTGAAATGGACTGGAACAGTTTTGGAGGGTCAGTATGGTCAGGTAACCAATTTGCGGATTTTTTAATAAATACTGATAAAAAAATTACGTCAAGAACTACAGGAATGGTTATTTCTATGGGAGCTTCTTTGCTTCCTTTTTTTCATAAAACAATTGGGGCAAAACAGTGCGATGTAATGATTCATTCTACTTTATCAAGTGTGACAAGTATTACAAAAAGATCAAATCAGAATTTATACAATGCATTGAAAATAAAGATAAATGAGAAAAAATTTGAAGAAATTACAGGATTTAATCTTGAAAAAATAATGTTTTTAGAGGGGAATGAAAGGATTGATGTTTGGTGTAGCGGTCAAGATGCTTACGACTTTGGGCTATTTGATGAATTGGTAGATATTACACCTAAAGAAGAATTAGTAAATATTGAAAAATTTAACGAATATAAATTAACAGCAAGTTTAGATTATAAATTACCTGAAAAATTTCAAAAAAAAGAATTAACAAACAATGAAAGTATGAAAAATGTTGATGAATTGAAAAAAAATCATCCAGATTTATACAATGAAGTTTTTGAAGAAGGAAAGAACGAAGGATTTACAGCAGGTTCTGAAAAAGAAAAAAACAGAGTTGATGCATGGATGGTTTTTAATGACGTTTCACCCGAAGAAGTAAAAGTCGGTGTTGAAAGCGGAAAAGAAATGACAAAAGCGCAGGAATTAAATTTTATGCGAAAAGCTCAATTGTCTGATATGCAAAAGAATTTAGAAAATTCAAGTGCAGGAGACGTAATTCCAGACAAAAAAACTGGAAAATTAAAGACAGATGCAGAAAAAGAAGCGGAAGAACTTGAAAACGCTTTAGAAAACGTAGGAATAGAAAAGGAGGTTGACTAATGGCACAAACATCCGATCAAAATCAAGCATTAACAACTTATGATTATTCACAGTTGTTTAGAGGTAATTACAAGGTAATTACTGGAACTTATACAAACAGTTCAGGTGATGAAGTTACTTTATCAGAAGGTATGTTGTTTGGCAGGGTTCATGCAACAGGATTGTTAGCAATTTTGGCTAGTGGCAGTTCTGATGGATCACAGATCCCTTTAGGGATTAATTTAACCTCGGCTACAGTCGCAAATGGAGCATCTGCAACAATTACTTTAGCAGTAACAGGAATTGTAAATCAAGATAAACTTGTTTTCGATGGAACAGACGATTTGGAAACAGTTGTAGATAGCAGACAATTAAGAGATAGAATTCCGGCAGATACAGCAGGCATTGAATTGGAATCTTTCACAGAATTAGTAAATTACGAAAATAGTTAAGACATGGCAAATATACCAGCAGCACAAGCAAGAAAGGTTTTTACAACCGTATTGGCAAATACATTTCAAGATTTTATTGATCCGCCAAGTTTTTTAACTTCATTTGCCAATAAAAAAACATACACTACGAAAACAGTTCAATTACTGGCACGAAGAGGAACTGAGAAAATTGCCGTAGATGTAATTAGAGGATCAAAAGGAAACTTGAACCAGATAACAAGATTTTCTTTAAAAGAATATCTGCCTCCTTATTATAAGGAAAAAGTTGCAGTTAACGGAATGCAGATTTACGATATTCCTTTTGAAAGTGGTGATTCATACAGTTCAGCTCAGATTGATGCGTGGGCAATGGCTACAGCAACGGAATTGAGCGAATCCAAAAAGAAAATTGATAGAGCGATTGAACTTCAAATGGCTCAAATGTTTCTTACAGGAGTAGTGGAGATTACTAACGGAGATAATATTGATTATAACAGAAATACTTCAATGATTGAAGTATTAGAAGGTGATGATCTTTGGGATTCTTCGGGAGTAGATATTATTAAATTCTTTGAAGACAAAGGTTCTTTACTTAGATCAATCGGAAAAGTTGCAGGCGGTCAAAATGTAAATTGCTTTATGGATTTGACAGCATGGCAAGCTTTTAGGGCAAATACAGATATTAAAGATGGTGATAATCTTTATACAAAATCTGCTTTAGAGTTTAAAGATAACCCTGTATTCTCAGCTTCGGGAGCATCATATAAAGCTACCTTAAAAGTAGGCATTTATAACTACGATATTTGGGTATATGACGAAGTTTACGACAATTCAAGCGGAGTTTCTACTAAATATTGGGATGCAGGATATATCTGCATGGTACCTCAAAGCTTCAGGGCTGAAATAAGTTTCTGTCAGGTTCCGGAATTGCCTTCATGGATTCGTCAAAATCCTAGATCAAGTAGAGTATTTAGAAGCCTTGGTCAAAAAATGATTGGATACAGATTATTTGATTATGTTGATCAAGAAGACGAGGTTTATCATGCAGGTGTAAAATGCGCTCCATTAGCTCAAATGATTTCAGTTGATAGATGTTACACCGCTAAAGTGTTAGATACAGGCGTAGTAGTAGGTTAATAAATAAAATAAAAGATATGAAATATATAGGATTTTTAATATTTATAGCAATCGGATTTAGTTGTTTTGCTCAAAACTCAACACTTGACAAAACACTTGGTTATGATGATACTTATTTATGGTATACTGGCACTAGCTCAGATGTAATTACAACTACAGATACTACCTGGACGTATACCGTAAGAAAAAAAACAGATAGCAAAATTCAGTGTTATGTTGATATGTTGATAGATTCAACAGGAGGCACGGCAAACAATGTTACTATTTATTTAAAAAATAAAAAATTCCCATCTACTGAATTTACAACAGTTGATTCAGTGGTTTGGGATGGTAGCAATAGCACAACTTTAGGAGAGGTAATTTCTTTCACTCCTTCAGCATCTACCCTTTCTTTTGCTTCTGTTACATTAACATCATTAACAGACACTACAGGGCTTGCAGGTTATCCAGCAGATAGTATTTTAACTACTGTACCTATTCAGGTAGCTACAGAAACGAGTTCCAATCAGTCTAATATGGGCGAATATTGGCAAATTTCAGTTTTAGGAGCAGACAATACTTTACTAGCTTCTATAAGACGTTTTAATATAAAATTTGTAAAACCTTAGATATGGCAAAGACAAAAGAAGAATTACAAGCTGAAAAAGAAGAAAAAGAGCTTGAAAAAGCTATCGCCAACGAAGAGGCTGAGAAAAGGCATAAAAAAGAAGAATTACAAGCTGAAAAAGAAGAAAAAGAGCTTGAAAAAGCTATTGCCAACGAAGAGGCTGAGAAAAGGCATAAAAAAGAATATAAAGTATGTGTTACAGGATTTTATAAGCTTGGAAAAATGTTTAGAGCAGGAGAAAAAATATCATCTCATCAATATAAAGATTATGTAGATGAATGGCTTAAAGCAGGATATATAAAATAAATGGGAGATATTCTTGATATAATAAGAGAAGATGTAGTTGAAATAATTACAGAAGGAGGATTTGAAACAGATATTACATTAACAAGTCCTTCTAGTGTGGTTATTCAAACAAAAGGGCTGGCAGTTCGTAGAACTGATGTATTAGAATATGATGATGGAAGTAAGAAAAACAGCCCTTTTTCTTCAATTACAATTCCATTTTCCTCTATTTCTACTACTGATACTTACATTACCCTGAAAGGATGGACGGCAAGTTTTACTGATAGTGAAAAAACATTAAGTTACACTATTGATGAATGTTTGCCCAATAGAACTTTAGGAATAATAAATTGTACATTAAAAGATGGCTGAAATTAATTATCAAATAGGAGAGGGAAATTTTTCTTTAGTTTTAAAGAAAATTGCAGCTATTCTGTTAATTGAATTTGCTAATCAAATTACATTAGGAAATAATTTTCTTCCTTCTTCTGTGGGTTACGACAATTCTAGTTCTGTAAACGAAGGAGATATACCATTCGTTTCTGTTAATTGGTTAAAATTTGATAATTCAGCAGATCATCGAACTTATCAATCAAATATGTGCCAATTTTTTATTGATGTAAAAGCAATAGGTTATGATAATGTAAGGAAAATAATTGCAGTTATAAGAACAATATTGAAATCAGAACAATATATTTTATTAAGTTATACAAATGGAATGATTTCAGAAACTAATATTGTAAGCGCAGGAGTTACCTTTGAAGAAGGAAATAGAAGTAGTCAGGATGTTATATCAGGAGGTTTAACATATCAATGTCTTGTTAATGAAACTAATCCTAGTCCTGTTAGTACAGAAATTGATAGTACTTTATATGAACTTGGAATAAATGACACAGATAAAATATTAACATTAGAAAATAATTATTAAATATGAGTTCAATATCAACAGCGATAGACCCAACAAGAGTAAGCTCTATTCTTGGCTATGAGCTAGATAAAGGATTTGAGGGAGTTACCGGAGGGTATTTGACACAAAGGATTGCTATTATAGCGGAGGCAAATACTGCAAATCAATCCGGTTTAAAAACCAAACTTGAATTTATATCATCTGATGAAGTCGCTAAAGAGTGTGGTTACGGAAGTCCTGCACATTTAGCAGCTAAAAGAATAAGAGGCAATACTCT